CTGCATTGGGTAGCGTAGCATCCGGCTTTTCTTTTGGAATGTTGGATGAAAAAGAAGCTGCTCAGGGTATTAATAAAGCTGGATCTGCAGTAAAAGATTTCTTTGGATTTGGTGAAGATAAAAAAGCTGGCGCTGCAGGTGGTAAGATTCCTGGTGGCGGTCAGATTACAGATCCTAATGCTCCTGGATATAATACGGATGCGGCGGAATATCAAAGAGATAAAGAATCTATTTTAGCAGCTGCTAAACCAGCTGAGACAGTTGCTGGTAAAAAAGGATCTATTAGAGCAGACGATCAAAAGTTAATATCAGAGGGAAAAACGGTTAAAACTGAAGTAGATAAATCTGGCGCGCAGAAGGCAGGAATTATCCCTGGTGGTGGTCAGATTACAGATCCTAATGCTTCTGGATATAATGCGGACGCGGCTGAGTATCAAAGAGATAAACAAAACATTATAGCAAAAGATGCTAAAGTTACCCCAGTTAAAGCTACCCCTGTAGGTGCTAATGTAGCCAAAACATCTACAGAGAATGCTGATATGGGTAGAGAAGCAGGTAAAGGTGGGGGTAATAATACCGTAGTATCTAATAATGTAAGTACAAATAATACTACTACATATGTACCTATAAAAGCGGCACCCAGATCGGAATCACAAGGATCTGCTTTAGATCGATATCAAAATAGAGTTACTGTATACTAAAAGAAAAAGGACCCGAAGGTCCTTTTCTTACTTCTTAACTGGCTTATTGGTAGCCCGTTTAACTACTCTACATCCATCTGCCTCAGTTTGATTCTTCTTACAAGGCTTCTGAATCTTTAATGCTAGCGGTGGTTCAGCACTTTTCTTTGGTGCTTTATCTGCTGCAGTAGCATTAAAGGTTAATGATGCTAGTAGTACTAAAAGAATACTATTCATGTTTACCTCAGTCGTCGTTGGCTAATTTAGCAAAATAAGATAATGAATCATCAGCATCATCAAAGTTATCTTCTTTCTTAGGTACTGGCTTCAATGCTACAGGGCGAGGAATATCTTCTAGTTGAGTCTCTTCAGCACGAGGTGCATTTGCAGCACCTGTAAGTACTGATTCAAGTTTAGTCTTCAATTCACTATACGACTTAAAGTTCTTTGGATCTAAGAACTCTGCCAATGAATGTTGCTTAACCCATACTGCCTCTAGATCGTCATCCTCACCTAAAGCACTAGTAGCTTCAAACTCAGACTTATCGTAATTGCGATATCCTTCTACATTACGAATCTTAAGTTTAAAGTTAGCACCCTTCCAGAAATCAAAAGGATTAATTGGTGACTCATCTTCATACTGCGGCTGCATTACATCTTTAATCTTATCAAAGATCTTCTTACCAAATTTATAAAGACATACTTTGCCTTCATTCTCTGGGTGTGCTGGGTCTTTAACAATGTATATATTAGCCACATAAGTCAATCGACGCTTCTGCTTACGTACGATATCTTTATTAGCCTCTACACCAGTAGCCCACAATTCAGTATTCAATTCAGAAACTGGATCTGCTTTACCTAGAGTTGTAAGAGAGTTTTCGATATACCATTTTCCTGTAGGTCCTTGAAAGCCGTGGTTCCAAATACGAACCCATGGAAGCTCTTCGCCTTTAGGTGGTGGTAGGAATCGGATGACTGCATAACCGTTACCGGCTTTATCTACCTCTGGTTGCCAGAAGCGGTCATCCTTAGTGTTATCTTGAGTTTGTGGTGTTGCAATCTTCTCGACTTCTTTCATCAAGCTATCGAAAGTACCACGGCTCTTCTTCAGAGCGTTAAAATCTAATGCCATGTAAATCTCCTTGTATGCGTTATATGCGATGTATTAGCGACGTTTAGTATAATTAGTTTCATTATAATCTACCTCACCTATTTCGTTGTCCAGATCATCTTCATCTGTCAACATATTATATATCTGTTTGCGATGTTTGGCAAGCTTATCGGTCCCTTTTAAAACCTTACGGGGCTTTCTCTCCCGATCCCATTCATCCTTTTCGTATTTCATCGTAATTACTTTTTAAATAAACCCAATACCTTATTTTGAAGATTGACAGCCCATTGGGGTTGAGGGAAATGCCAACCGATAAAACAACCTATAAGAATCCAGAAAATAACTTCTATCATACTACTCTCCTCTTGTATCTACAGCAATGAATGGCCATGTAGATAACCTTTTAGCCATCTCAGATTGAGTATGGGCTAGTTTAATTAAGTATCTTTGTGTCTCTCTTAAATGATCCGATACTGTAGATACATTTTCCTGCAATAAACAAATATTCTTCTCTAATTCAATAATTCTTGCGTCAATCATTTCTTGTGGATCGTTTGAATAGTTCTTCATATTTTTCTTTTTGTATATTCAAAAATGGTGAGTATTTTTTAATAACTCTAGAGATATCAGGCCATACTAGATCGCCTTCCAACTTAGCATCAAATAGATCTGTGAAGTTATTTAGTTTATTTAGGATTACTAAAGTTTCGATGGAGACATCATTACGCAGAAACATCTTAATGATAGGGGGGTGTTGATGGCTTTGTATAATGAAAAGATCTTTAGCAGTTAAATTCTGCTTTTCCATACTTAGTACAGCTTTACCAATTTCTTTTTCAAACGTATAAGAAATTGATTCCATACGCTTCTTCCAACTAATGTACCGGTCTTTAGCCTCAATATCAAATACACCACCCCACCGATCACCAGATACAAAATTAGATACTAAAAAATCTACAATATCTTTATCTGAATAAGTCTCAGCTACTCGTTTAATAGCTAATAAATCCTTACGTTTAAAGAATGACTGCTTAGATGCTCGTACTCTACCTTGCTGCTTAATCACATCATAATTATCAGTCGTAAAGTGCAATCTCAAAGCTAGATAATACTGGTATACCTTAAACGGTTCCATAGTAATCATATAGGTAGATGACCTCTTGGTTTAATCATATTAGCCTGCTCAGCTTCCATTTGAATTTTTTCTCTTAATTTCTGACCAATTAATGGACCAATACTGTCCACATCAATGTCTTTCTCACTACAGTAATTAATTACTGCATCCATGTACCCTATTTTAAACTGCGTTACAATCTCATCAATGTACATGCTAAATTCATTGGGTGATCTAAATCGTTTTGTAATTACTAAACTATCAGTAAGTACTTGAGTTTCATCTGTCATACGAAGTAAATTAATCCTAGTAAAATAGATTGAATAGCAAAGCCTACACCAATTGTAAACACCATCAACATATCCTTAATTATAGCTGATCTTACAAAATAAAGCAACAGACCTGCCCATAAGAGTAGTGTCATATCCAACGGAGGCATTTTATCTGTAACACCTGACATAACAGCTAGATATGTTGGTATAGTGCAAAGATTTAAAACAATAATACTAATCCAAGCAAAAGTATCTGCTGTTGCTTGTGAGAAATTATCTAGATAATCAGTAATATAATTGCGAATATATGTAATGAAATCAATTAGCTTATCCATGAATTACCCTTTATCTGCGTAGAAAATGTGACGTCCAATTCTTGCTACCACTGGCTTACCCCAGTTAGGCGACTTGATATAATCAGCATGAAAGTATAGAGCACTCTTTAGAGAAGACAATCTAAAGTTCTCTAGTAATACTTTCTTAGCTACTTCCATAGATTCTACATAACGTTCATTAGATTTAATTGCAGGACCATTTTCACAGTACCAAGAAAATTGACATACAAACTTAGATGATACTAGAGTCTTCTGATAAACTACCTTACATATATCAGAAGGAAACTTACCACTCGCTGCTCTATTTAATGTAACTTGAGCTACTGCAACTTTACCTTCAAATGATTCACTACCAGCTTCGAAGTAAATATTCTTAGCCAAACAGCTAAGATGTCTTTCTCGTTCACTTAGAGAGGGACCTGAACGATCGCTCTTACTAATTTGTTTAATGTTCTCTATTTTATGTTTGGTAACTGCATTAACGCCATTAAATGTACAGAATAGTAAAATAAAAGCTAATGCAATGGAAAATAAACGTACCATGGGTTCTCCTTATTTGAAGGGGGACAAGCCCCCAACACTATCAGATTACTTCTTGGTAGAAGTGTGTTTTGTATCTGTAGGTATATTCGAAACGAATCCGTTCAAGACTTGTGCTTTAAGGATGATTTCTGTTTCGGATGGATAGGCTGGAAAGCCTGGATGATCAGGTGCTGGTTGACCTGCGTGTCTTGCAGCTTCGACTTTAGTTGTCCAGTCGTTGCCAATTACTTCTCGCTTACCGTAATACTCATCGGAAAGCATGTCTTTAGCCATTTTTAAAAGTTCTAGGCGAATCTCGAACGGTGTCATATTACTCATATTAATCTCCTGTGTTTGTGTGATGGTAGTTTTAAAACGGGTCTACCAACCGTTATAACTATTTATACGTGCTAGCTGATTGATTAGTCAGGACAGCTAGCGAAACCTCATTTAACCTTAAGCGGCTAAAGCGAACTTTTCATCGTTTGCATTTACTATTTTGCTTGATTTACGGTCATCGCCTACCGAATCGTCCATATCTTTACTTGTTACCCTGTCGAGACCAGGTCATCCCCATCAGAAACACTCTCACGGTTTATCTGCCCGTTCCCAACTCCATGGACAAGAATGTTTCTGGTGGAGATGGAGGGAATCGAACCCTCGTCCAGAATACTTTTCATTCAACTTCATACGATCATATTACTATTTATAGTGCAGTATCTCAACCGCCCACATATAGATTATACAGGCTAAGCAACAACTAATCCACTCTTTCGTTCATAAAGATCCCGAAAGTGTAACAATCGTTTAACATGCGTGTCTCTTTTCTCGATAAAGACTTGCGGGTCACCGTCTTCCACAGCAACTGCAATTACGATCTGCGAAATAGGGATATCAAACTTTTCTTCAAACATAATAGCGTAGGCTGAGCATTGCATGAAGTAATTTTCGATGTAACTTCTATCCTTTGGCTTTGCTGCTGTCTTAAAGTCAATAACAGATAACTTACCATCAAATTCCCCTATACAGTCTACAGTACCTGCGATACGTAAATGGTCGGAATACATTCGTAGCTCTTGAGCATGAATATTATCGATACGGTGCAATGTACTTTTGAATCGATTAAACAAGTCTAGTTCATACGGAGTTTTAAATACAGGCTCCATATTGTCTAAATATGACTCGCAAGCCTTATGTAACTTAGTACCGCGAGTAGACGCCTTACCAGAAACTCTATTAGCTTCTTCATTGCCTACCCGCTTCCTCCATTCCATAATACCTTGCCTACTATACTCAGATAAAACAGTTGTAATAGAAGGATACTTATTACCTTCTGGTGTTACGTAATGTCTAACACCATCTTCGTTCAACTGAGTCAATTTCGGTACTTCACGGTCTAACTTTACATGATTAAACATAATTTACTTTTAATGGCTTCCTGAAAGAACTGCTACTGCGTGATTGTAATGTTTGATACGATCTTCTAAACCAATAAAACCCCCATTGATTTTTTTAGTCATTGTTTTAATATCTTGCGCATCTGCTAACTCATTAAGCTTATTTTTATGCCAGAACCAACAGGCTGAATGAGTAGCATAATACGGGTCAAGTAACATATCAGGATCTTCAATTAATGTACTATCCTGAAATAAGACCTGTGAGCAAGCCTTATAGTTATCCTTACCGGTTAGTTGAAGTAACCCTCTGCCTCTAAATTTATAACCTTCACCGGTCTCTTCTGCTCCATTACCCATTCTACCACCATATGCTTTATTAGCAATTTTTTGGGAATTACCAGCGTATTGTTCTGCAATACCAGCAGGAAAGCGTTGAGGCCATAGCTTAGTTAAAGTAACTGCTTTATATTTTAAGTTTTCTTCTAGTGTAGAAAAGCCACCAGACTCATGAGCACACTGAGCAATAAACGCTGCTACTCTATTTACTGTAGTAATACCATACTGAGGTAATGCTTCTTCCAGACTTTCAAACCAAGAATCAGAACCACCAATTGCTCTTGGTATAAGTTGACGTACTTGATCTGCCGTAAAGTTAAAATCAAAACTCATATTTACTCCTTTATTGTAAAGCTACTACCACAACCACATGAAGCAGTAGCATTTGGATTATTTATTTTAAATTGGCCTCCGGTCAGAGTATTCTCATAATCAACCGAGGCGCCTTCAAGATATTGCATCGACATAGCATCTACTAAAAATTTAAATCTTTCACTAGGTACTTGAAAATCGTCTTCATTTTGAATATCATCTAATGTAAACCCATAAGAGAACCCGGAACAACCACCGCCCTGAACAAAAACTCGAAGAGCTATATCTGGGTTAGACTCTTCTGATAAAATACTAAGAACTTTATTTTGAGCTGACTCTGTAAGGGTAATCATTCTTTTATTAAGTCCTCGTGTTTAATTTTAGCCATAATATAATCGCGTACTAGAGAACTTCTTACAATGTCCTCTACTTCAAATTCTATTCTTGTAAATGCACCCATATGGTATGCAATATCAAAAAACTTTAGTATACCTGACTTATCATTACTCTTACGTAGATCCGTTTGTCTATAATCACCGCACCATATAATTTTTGATCTAGTACCCACTCGCGTCATTACCGTATCAATTTCTTCAAAATTCATGTTCTGCATTTCATCAACAATAATAATAGCATCATCAAACGACATACCTCTAATAAACGATGTAGATATAAACTCAATATGATTTTGTTCTACTAGACGATCATAGGCGTCTTTTCTATCAAATAATGTAGTACAAATTTGATGATACGGTTGTTGATATATATCTAATTTTTCGTCGATGTCTCCGGGTAAGTGCCCCATGTCTCTAGACTGAACCGCTGATCTAACTATAATAATTTTATTGAATGGGTTAGATTTATCTAACACTTCTTCTAATGCTTTGTATAATGCAATAAAAGATTTACCGGTACCTGCTACCCCGTGTAATGCAATAAAATAATCTCCTCGTTTATAAGCTTCAAAGAATTTTTTCTGGTTAGGTGTTAGTGGATCAAATGTCTTAAGGTTGTCTATTTTTAATCTAAGTGTGTTGTTTCTATTTACTACGGGCTTCTCATTGTTGTCGGGGACTATTGCGAGCTTAGATACTCTTTTATTGGACATGTTACCCTTTGAAGAAAAAAAAGGACTACATAGAAACGTAGCCCTTTGGTTGTTTAATAAACATTACTGCTTGCTTCATTTTCTAGATAATTTACTATCTAAATTACTTTTATAATTTGCTGCATGAATCTTTGAAAGTACTTCATTAAATCCAGAGTCCGGTCTACGTATTCCTAATTTTACAGAGTCTCCCATTGCTGCAGCATAGCCTGGTTCATGATAGCGTTCTAGTTGTTTATTATTCTCTAGGAACGCATCGTATTCTGAAACACGAAAAGTGTGCTTCTCTACTTCGTTAGTTTTGTTATTTAAGAAGGTATAAGTAGGCATATTTTTATTTATATAAACCAGGTTGGGGTATCTCTATTCTTCCACGACGCAAAAGACTTTTTATCGCCCATATAATAATTGCGATAGCTTTGAATAGAATTAGAGACTTTATAAGTATCAGGCATCGCTGGAGTTGGCTCGGATAACCAACCCTTATGCGGTATGTTATCAGGAGGCTTACTAAATAGTGCTTTCATTCTTTCAGCTGAGTGCTTTTTATTATACCGAAAAGTATATTCCTTAAGCATTTCCAACCATAAGCTGTACAACCAGGTATAATGATCCAAGGACTGTCTCACCCAGATACCAGATGGATGGTTGAAGTGAGAAGCTTTCCACATTATTTCTTCCCGATAATCAGGTAGTAACCATCTTTGTATGTTACGATTATTTTTGGTTTTACCATAGTATGGCTGGCCATCCAGTACTCTATGTGCAGTAGACATTAGCTGCCCATACTCCAGGATCATTTTAACTACATGCTTATCAACATGCTGTTGCGCACATTCGGTTGGATTATTACTTAAATAAAATATATTCATACGTTACTCAAATAAGATATGGTCACTAATATATATCTCAAAAGTAGCAGCTGGAGTCTTATCTAGTATAGATTTTTTAGCTGCTTCCACAGCATCTAAAGTTTTAAAGGCACCAACATGTACGGCTTTTTTAAAACGGCCTAATTTATCTACCGTTTTATGTTCTAATATGTATGTACTACGCATTATTACCTAGGGTGGTTTCACCGGTAAGCTGTTCATACATAGTTTCAAATTCTTCATGATCGGCTACTTCTTTAGAGAAATTCTGCTTGTGATATGTAACAGCTAGACGTCGAAACGTTTTTTTACTAAGCTCATATTCCTCACAAATATTATTAATTGCTTCCTTAATAAAATCTCGCTCACCTTGTGTTCGGGCCATGGATGCAGATAGTTCATCCATACATTTTTTGATTGCTTTACGCGCTGCTGGGTCTGAAGGAAGACTCATATTATACCTCATGTAGTTAAAAAAATTATCGTCTCATACGGGATACTTCTACTGCACTCTCATCATTAAAGATAGGAACCAAATTAGACTTATGCATAGTAGCAATACCGATTATCTTATCCCCAGTATACACTTGCCTCTGCTTACCCATATTTACCGCACCAGTATGACCGGTATCTAAACTAGGATAGCGTATAGTCTCTCTATGAATAGGCTTAGTTACTAATACTGGGCTATCAAGTACTCTAACAGTCTGCTTCTTAGTTTTACCAACCGCTTTAATACCATGCTTTTTGCACCAAGCATCATACTCTTCTCGCTCAGCTTTAGACTTCTGCTTAGGTTTAAACTTAGACGTAGTATTACCATATATCATCATACAACACCTCTTAATTTAAGTTCGTCATTAAAAGCTTTTTCCCATATAGGGTGAATACTAAGAATAGTATCTAAGCAAGCCTGAATATGCTCTGTACTCATATCTTTAATTATAATTAATCTCTTAGGCTGATCGCCGTTCTTACCATACGTACCCCATTTAAGTACTTCCCGTATAGTTAAATGATCTTGATCAGCATTAACACTCAACTCCTCATAGGGTGCATCATCATGAACATTACGTCGCAGATAATCTAACCCACCGTCTACCATATACTCTTTACCATTCTTATCCATATAGACTTTATAGTCATGCCTATGGGTAGATTCAAGTACCGTACCGTCAGGGGTACGAATAGCGTTATAAACAATAGTAGTCATATAATCTCCTTAGTTTTATTATTATATAATAAACCAAGTTATAAATCAAGAGTTACGTCGAGCTGATACCTGCTTTACGTTATAGAATCTCTCTGAATCAGGTATAGACGAACTTACTAGCCACGGAATAGTTACTTTACGTGGCGTAGTAAATTTCTTCCAGAGAGATTTTAAACTAAAGGGGCGTCAAAGCCCTCGGGGAACTTATCACGCGGTGTAATAGTATTTGGATAAGCCTGGCGAATCATATCCTCAGTAAGACTTTTATATTTCTTATGAAGTTTACGATCCTTAGCGCTAAGCAATACCTCCGCTTCACTCCAATGTAACGATTCTAACATAGTTACGAATAGAGCTTCTTTTTTAAGCTTTGGTAGAGTAGGCTGTGGTGTTAACCAAATATAGAACCGTCTATATTCTGTATTAAGATTAGATTCAGAATAACCAGCAGGTCGTTCGAGTATTTTCTTAAATGGCGGTTCGCCTTCTGGTAGATCCATTTTAAGGAATGGATCATAATTTAATCTCATAATAGTACGTATAATATGAGAATCATTCTGTCTTAGAATGTTTATTTTTTGGTTTAGATCGTTAGCGGCTTCTACCTGATCTAAGATTTCCGAAATTAGTAATTGCATTAAAATTCCTCTATATGCTCAATCATGTTTTTCATTCTATGTTTAATAAAGTAGTCTAGCAATTGACTTCTATCTTTAACCGGGCTACTCACAAAGTTATTTATAATACGATCCTGTAGCTCTTTTGGAATCATAGAAAGATCTACTAGTGTTTTATTACGATGATAGTTACGACGTTCCTCTTCATTAGCGCACGCTAGAAATCCATTTTCTAAGAACTCTTGCAAACGCTTAGAAGTAATAGATTTTTGTCTATCACCATTTACAATCGAGTCATCCGATGTAAGGATATTAGGAACCCCGTCTCCTTTATCACCTCTTACAATATGCTCAATAACACATTTCTCTGGAGATAGTTCCGATGATACGAACTTCTTTTGCACAGGTGAAAATTGTCTTACATGTCTGTAAGTTTGCAGTTGATTAAAGTCATGATCTCCAGAAACGATTAGAAAAGGTTTAGGCTCAGTAAATAAAGCCCCTTCTTTTAAATCGTTATTAACCGACCAGTATACTAATGATGCAATAATATCATCCGCTTCAGCATCTTCTACATCTAAAACTTTAAACGGAAAAATAGTTCTAAGCTCTTCTTTAATAAGATTAATAGATTCAAAAATTAATTGCCAATTAAGCCCTGAGTCTTCTCTAGCTTTTTTTCTATTTGCTTTATAGTATGGAAAGACTTGCTTACGCCAGTACTTTCTATTATCACAAGCAATAACCATCTCACCATACTCTTTACCAAATTTAACTTTATAACTTCTAAGTGTATTGATAACCATATGACGAAGTAAATTAACATCGATATCGATATCACGTCTGTTACCAATCTCTGCCATTAGATTAGAGATGATAGTTTGTGAATAGTCTACTACTAGCATTATTTAATTACTCTCAAAATGATACATTCCTCGTTAAGACGACCATTCATTGCAAAATCTTTAGATGTAAGATCTGAGATAATTTTACGTAATTGAATTTTAGAAGCACTCATAACACGAGCAATTACATCCTTAGGGTTACGACAAGATTTTTGCTCTGACTGATCTGGTTCATAATTCTGCAGCATAGTACCTTTAACCTGAATACCTGAAGTAGAATCGCTACGGTAAACCGCAATACGTTTATACTTAACATTGTAAAGCCATACCTGCGATGCACCTACCATCTCAGCAGGATTAACAGACTTAATATTAAGATCTATATCTTCTTTCTTATATTTTAATTTAGCTACCTGTACTGATGCCGGTTTAGCTTTGCGAACTCGGGGCTTACGATTAGCATTTTTAAATTCTGAATACTTATCGAGATCTTCTACGAAGCTACTCATAAGCTTAACTAACCCAGATAACTTACGTTTACCTAGATTAGAATACCCTTCCTTTAAATCACCATCAGTTGCAGAATAAGCTTCATTAAATTCTACTCCACGTTTACTAGCCCATTCTTTAATAGAACTACAGTAAGGCTTAGGTATATTATGAAGTTTTAAATAGTTATAAAGATCTAATGAAGTGCCTTCTTTTATGTAGCTATCAATAGAGCCTTCTAATTCTCCAATACATTCTTTAGTTTTTTCTTGCATGTAATCTTGAATAGATGGCTTAGGAGCCACCTCTACAACTACTTTTTTACTAGGGTACTTAGCAGCTAATAATTTAGTAACATAGTTACTAAAGTCTGTCTCATGATCTTTTCTAAGGTTAAATCCATTGGTCTTAATACGAGCTAACCAACCGTACGTAGAAATAAACAAAGGATCTGGTACTTCGTCAAACTTAATTGCACTTTTACCAGTCTTATCAAACTCTTTAAGAAAGATCTTCATATAAGATCTAGCGTCCTTCTTATCTTTTTCCATATTATAGAAGGAGAACGCATGAGAAAGCTGCGTAACATATCGATCAGAAGTACAATCTACTTTAGGTTCAATTAATTTACTCATAGGTCAAACTCTATCTTAGTAATTGTATCAAATCGAAACGAACGCCATTCAGCTTTTTCTAGATCAAAGATCGAACATACTTCTTCGTTAACCGCTTTAGTACGCTCGGTTTTATTTTCATATACCGGTAATAGTTCAGGCTTCAGGGTACACTGCATGCTGCGAATAGTATCATCTTTTTTTCTAAACTCAATATTAACTAACGCAGTAGTACGTAATATACCCGTTACCCATTCTCGGAATAACTTTTTTTCTTTATCGTCTGCTTGACTATACCACGTACCTGTTTTATTATACCAGGTAGTATCTTTTACGTCTCTATCCATATCAAATCCTCCAATTAAGCCTTATTATAGTATAAAGATAGACTAATGGCAAGTTACTTATGAAATACCTTATCCATAATTTCTTTAGGTATAGAGTGGATGCGTGAAGTATCAATTACTTTACTGCTTTTTTCTAGACGATTATATAATTCTTTACTCCAATTTTCCTTATCAGCAGCAATAGGAACTTCATCCTCAACTGTAGGTTCAAATACAGTACGTTCAATTGGACCTGGTCCAACCTCTATTTTTTCTTTACGATAATTTTTTAAAGAGTAGTTAGACGCTATAATTAGTAAAATAGCTAACGGATCAAATACTATAACGATTAAGATAATTACTAATCGTACAGCTTTCTCCAGCATATTAGTATCTGGATTATCACCGTAAAGAAAAGCAGCAATATATTTTAAAGGACCGACTTCTGCTTCTACCTTACGAAGCTCTGAAGCGATAGGGGATCGTTCTTGATTAAGAACGCTTATATGTTTTTGAGCTATGTCGATTTCTGAAAGTAATCTAGCTCGTTCTTTTTGTTGTGTGCGGCGTAGATTAACTGCTTTATCCGCACCGTTAGAATCTGAAGACCTATTCATAACTTGGTCTACTGATTCATCCATTTGCTTTAGGGACTTACGACTAGTATCGATATTTTCTTTTTCGATACTAATCTTCTCATCTAATAATGTAACCTTAGCAAGAACATCATTAGACGGTACAGCTTGATCTAAATGGGCTTTGGAAAGGTACCCAAAAATACCCATAGACGTAATTAAGGATAAAATAACTACTGCTATAATAAAATAATATTTTAAATAGCCAGGCGCCTCTTTCCAGTTTCTATAAATCCAAGATGCAGTAACGAGCTTCGCTAACTCTAACGAAGCCCCCATTACGGCAATTGGAATAGGTGCAGAGGCAAATATTGCCATAAGACCTATTACAGAGAAGTACGCTGCTACTGCCGAAACGGCTAGAGCAGAAAACATAGTTAATAATATAATTGTCATAATTTAATATGGGATCGATTCACCTTTACACTGATCCATGAATTATACCATAGATCTTTGTTTTCTAAAACTGATCTGGTAAATTGCTCTTTCGCTTCTAGATAGTTACAAGTACCTTTATTCTTACACAGATGAATTATCTCTCTGGTGTAATTATCTTTACCTGTAAGAAGAATCTCTTCTCGTAATTCTTCTGACGATGACCAGTAATCTTTCCAGTCAGATTCAGCTTTGTAACGTTTACGAACTTTATTGACTTGCTTTCTTTTTATACTCCAGAATAACTTTTTACCAATATATCTTCTGCCACTTGATTTATTAGTTATAATGTAAACAAACCCATAATGCTCACCCGGATCCGTGAATGGTTCATTATTGTATAACCATTCATTCGTCGTCATCTATATCGTCTTCCTCGGCTTCAATAACCCCACCACAAAACGGGCAGAAGTTTACTTCATAATATTTTTCATCTAGATTGTGTTTAACTTTAAAGTCTGCATCGCAGCTATCACACTGATAAGATTTCTGCATTATCTTTATTCTTTTCCTTTTCTGCTTCAGCAACACGCCGTCTAAGCGCTGAACTACTATACGGGTGATCTCTTAAATGGTAATGAATTTTAATATTATTATCTAAGCACCACTGTTTACCCGTAAAGTCCTTTGTTTTATACTCATCTCCAAGAAAACGAATATCGATATGTTGAGTTTTTAATACGTTAAGAAGATCTTCTTCTGTTGTATAAACGATAACTTCGTCAACATATCTACATGCGGATACCTGAGTAAATCTTTCGTAAATAGATTGTACCGGTTTATTTTTAGTAAGCGGTCTGTCTATTGTGGGATCTGTTTGTATGGCTACAATAAGATAGTCACACATTCTTTTCTCTTGCTTTAACATAGTTACATGACCTGCATGAAACAGATCGAACGTACTACAATTAAATCCAACCGTTTTATTATCTTTCATACTTGTTCAACCTCAATATTACATTTTTTAAGAAATTCAATGCCTGTATTTTCTCTATATGTATGCTTGTAAAAAACTTTATTAATACCTGCTCCGTAAATTAACTTAGCACATTCCATACATGGTGCATGAGTAATGAACATACTTGCATCTAGACCTGACTCTGTCGTACGCGCTAACTTAGCAATAGCATTAGCTTCAGCATGAATAACTTCCGGTTTAGTTTTTATTTCTTCTTTACCGTTTTCATATCTTACTACTACCTCTTCGCAGGTATTATCCCAACCAGCTGGCGTACCGTTATAACCAATACTAATAACTCTATTATCTTTTACTACAATAGCACCAACCTTGAGTCTCACCGCAGATGAAAGAGCAGCATACGTCTCTGCTACTTTCATATGAGCGTTAATAATATTTCGTTTCATTATTAAGCAGCCTTACCCCATACATCATTCCAGTCGCCCGATAGAGCTCCTTTGGCATAATCTGTTGCCTTATTCTCAAAGAAGTTTGTATGAGTAGGTGCGTTAATCATCTCTTCTACCCAAGGTAAAGGATTCTTCTTTACCTTCATAATACCTCTAAGACCTAAGCTAATTAAACGACGATCAGTAATGTATCTAATGTACTGCTTAACTTCTGCAGCTGTTAAGTTATTCATCGGGCTAATACCAAATGCTAGATCAATAAACTTATCTTCTAGCTCAACCATTTTTTCTGCAATAGAATATATTCTACTCTTAAGGTCGTCATTCCAGATCTCTTTATTCTCTTCAATATAAGTACGGAATAGCTTAATCATAGATTCAGCATGTAGTGTTTCATCTACGATAGACCATGCAATTATCTGACCCATACCCTTCATTTTACCATTGCGTTGGAAATTAAGTAACATGATAAAGGAACTAAATAGTTGCATTCCTTCGGTGAAAGCAGAGAATACTGCAATATGAGTAGCAGTAGAAGCCCTATCGCCATTCTGTGAGCTAATATCAAGAACATAATCATGTTTATCCTTCATTTCCTGATACTCTAGGAATTCATTGTATGTTGTTTCAGGTAATCCTAATGTCTCAATTAAATGGCTATATGCTGCAACATGCAATGCCTCTCTTGCAGCAAAACCTAATAACATCATACGTACTTCTGGTTGTGGGAAATACGGTAAATAATTCTTTACATACCCACCCGCAACATCAATATCCCCCTGAGTAAAGAATCTAAAGATGTGAGTTAAGAATTGCTTCTCTTCACTTGTTAGCTTCTTCTTCCAATCTTTTACATCTTCCATCATAGGAACTTCCGTATGCAACCAATGGCTTTGTTCATGTTTAAGCCAGGCATCATACGCCCATGGGTAGTTAAATGGTTTAAATGAATTACGCTCGTCTGTTAAACTGCTATTAACTTTTTTAATCATTTTATTCGCAGGCTAAGCAAGCCTCTCCTTCTACGATAGCTTTCATGTCTAGTTCCTTTATTACGTCTCTTTCGATTCTTCTTGAAACCTTATCTGCCTTACCTATCTTTTCTGATCTGCAATAATATAAAGTTTTAAGACCTGATTTCCACGCTAGATAGTGAACGGCATGTAAGTACTTGATATTTGTGTCCGGTCTAAAGAATAGATTAAGCGATTGGGCTTGATCGATATAAACTTGTCGATCTGCCGCATGCTGTATAATCCATCTTTGATCGATTTCCATGGATGTTTTAAATACGTCTTTTGTCCAGTCATCCAATATGGTGAGATGCTGAACGCTTCCATCGTTGGACATAATGCTTGACCATACTTCGTTATAGTCCAGTTTAGAATCTTCTTCACATTTTTCCTTAATAATATTATCTAACCATTTATTTTTATTTAAATGAGAGCCTGATAAGGTATCCTGTCTGTATGCATTAGCCCGATACGGCTCAATGGAGGGGCTAGTATTACCCATAATAATAGAACTACTAGCATTTGGTGCAATAGCCATTAGATGACTGAACCGACGATTTGTATTAATAGCATCTGGTGCTTCGCCGCGTATCTTTGAAAGAACGTAATTAGCGTCGTCTAAATGTTCTCTGATGTGTTTGAAGATTTGTTTGTTTCTTCCAACGGCCATAGCGGACTCAAAAGGTATATTATTCCGTTGGAGGTAAGCATGATACCCGAGAGCGCCCACACCAATACTACGCTCCCGAGAAGCACTGTATACTGCTCTAGAGATAGTAGGAGGAGCATTATCAATAAAGTACTGAAGTACATTATCGAGCATCTCTGCCACGTCCCGTAGAAAAAGTGTATCGTTTTTCCAATCATCATAATACTCCAAGTTTACAGAAGATAAGCAACAGACTGCTGTTCTCTGCTTATCGGTTGGTAAAATAATTTCACTACATAGATTAGACTGCTTAATACTTAACCCTAACTTCTTTTGAAACTCCGGCATCATACGATTACTAGTATCGATAAAGTGAATGTATGGTTCCCCTGTTTGCATTCTAAGGTCAAGAATACGCTGCCATAGCTCTCTTGCCGATACAACTTCTCTTACTACACCTGAGTGTGGGTCTTTAAGTTCCCAGGAATCATCAGCATCTTTATCCTGCATGCACTTTTCTACAACATGCATAAAGTCATCAGTAATATTAATACCGTGATGTAGATTTAGAGTTCTCATATTAGGGTCGCCTGTTGGCTTCCTCATCTCAAGGAACAATAAAATATCAGGGTGACTAATATCGAGATAAGCAGCGTAACTACCTCTACGGGTCCTACCTTGTCTATACGCGAGACTTGAAGCGTCATAAGTGCGCAGATGAGGCATGATACCAACAGACTTATCATCGGCACTACGAATACCAATACCAATTCCAACGCCACCCCCTAGCATAGAAAGCCAATTAACCTCTGAAAGTGTATTTACCAACCCTTCTGCGGAATCATCTAAGAAAGGTAAAAAGCAAGAAATAGGCATGCCACGAGCTGATCTACCAAACGATAGAATAGGGGTGGAATAGCTAAGCCAATGCTTAGATGAATATTCATATAATCGCTGAGCATGCTCTGCATCACTACCAAATGTTCTTGCTACGTATGCAAATCTCTCTTGTGGACTAGATTCGCTTTCCTTCATATACGATTCTTTTAATCTCAATAATCCTAATGTATCGAACAAAGAATCGCGAGAATAGTCTACCGTTATACCATGTACTGTATTCATTCTTAACTAACCTAAATTGTTTTATTTTTTGTAAATGTCTTCGTGAATAGATTTTTGAGCTCTGTACCACTCTTGCCATGCATTATACTTTTCTTTTAATTCGTAGTATTTACCTGCGTTATCGTTGGCGTTATCTATTAAATCACTAAGCTGTGGGTTCTTACTTTTGTCTAACGGGGTCAGATTTCCTGCCGGCTCCATAAGAATATCTGGAACAGCAGGAAACTGTATTTTAACTGGGACTGTTGTACTACAACCAACTAATGATAAACTGAGAACAGTTGCTAAAAGTAATTTCATTTTGTATCCCCTACTCGTTTGTCTTCAGTAGGTTCTGCAACCGCTTTATTATATAGATCAATAGCAGTATCGCTTAATTTGCAATCGGCATTGATTACTTCTTTTTGTATTTGTATTTCTCTTTTAACTACCTCAACCTTTTCTCTTACTACTTTTACTTTAGTTACTACTTTTTGTTGTATGACTGTGTTGACTTTACCACTTTTAACTTCTGCTTCTGCTACTTTTAATTCAAGTTCTTTTACTCTAGCAAGCCATTTCTCTTCTACAGTACTACCACCAATATACCAAACACTAATAACCGCAGTAAGAATAGATAATACTTGAAGAGGTAATTTATAATTATTAATAATAGGTATTGCACTGAGGAAGTAGGACAGCCCTATACCTACAATACCTAACACTAAGGTTGCATAAAATATCCAGGCAGGTAAAAAATCTATAATCCACATCGTCGTTTATTTATTCAGGAGCTGGTGTTAATTCAGCTGTTAAAGGAAATATTTTTGTAATAGCTTTTGCACATTCATTAGCAATTAGAATATGTTCTTTTTGTGTACCATTTGCAGCGCGTAATTGTATATAGTGGATCCAGGATCTCAAGGTACCATTCATATACATTCTAGAGGAAGTAAGACCTTCCGGTAGTACTACTCGAGCTTGTTCTTTAGCAATTCCGTTATCAATAGCCCATTTATAAGCATTTCTAGCCTCAGCAATTAAATTAACTTGCTTAATATACCATTGTTGCTGCAGTTCCCTGTCTTCAGTTTCTATACTGTTCTGTCTATTTTTGGTGTCTTGTAGTCTTGCTTCTCGTAAAACAAAATCAAGTTCCTGTACTGGGTCGGCATACCTTTGGCTAAATTCTTGAAATGAGAATGAGCGGTGGCGTAAGATTTGTCGGGCAATATCTCTGGTGGTGGTAATTTCGAGGCAGACTGAGACCATTTCAAGGGGTGACCAGTGCTGATGTTTAATAAGATACTTAATAAGTTTTTCAGTTGACTCTTTACTGGATTGATTTCCTGGATTGGATACACGGGCGCAAAACGCAACAAGTTCTTGTAAGTCGTCATGATTGTCGGTAGCCGACTGGGAATAGGAAATAAGTTTAACATGAGAGATTTCGTTTGTATTCATTAGCATCTTTTCCAAGCAATATATTTAGTCATCGCAGTAAGCCCTTTAAAAGTATTCTCTTTTAAAATCTTAGCTACACTACGGCCAGCTAGCACCATTTCATTAATATCTTTTTCTAATAGATTCTGAGGCCATATAACTACCTGATAACCTTTATCGATATTCTTCTCTATTAGTTTACATACTTCTTTATTTCTAGGTTGATTATCAAATACAATAATTATACGCTCTTTCTCAATATCTAACTCATGTATTTTACCGAAAGATGTACCTCCGATCGCAATACTATTAGGCAAAAATAAACTATCGATAGGTCCTTCTACAACATATACAGGGTTAAGTTTATCTATACTATCTATACCGAAGATGAGTGGGACGTCTTCTTTAACTTTAACCGTAATATATCGAAGTGCTTCACCTCGTAATGCTCTACAGGTAACCCCAGATAATTGCCCGTTATTATCATAAAACGGTAATACCAGTCTAGGTTCTTTTCCTTGGATACTTTCTTTATATTTTTCATTTAATTGTACAATATTTTTAATATTATCTATGTAATACAGCTGTTTAAATCTATTTTTAGGTATCTTTCTACCGGTACAAAATATAACTGCTTCGTTATCATCTGGTAATGTATCTAATCGATCTAGCAGTTTATCGATTAGCTTTTCTTGCGGCGTCTTAAATACCGGCTCTTCAAATTTAAACTCCGGTACTGCATTAGCTGATTTATTGTGACCTTCACTATACTTCTCTAAAGCATACTGAGAGTATATGTTAGCGTCCTGCTGTTTTAAAAAGTTTGAAAAGCTTAAAGATATGTCGCAGTTATAACACTTATACCGAATATCAGTTTTATAGCTGAAGAAGTAACCTCGAGCTTTACGTCTATTCTTTTGAGAGTCACCACAGATAACACACCTACAGTTATAGGTAGTATCGTTTTTCTTTTTGAAAAGGGGCAGGCGATTACTTATTAACAATAAGTATTTTTGATCAAGGTATATAGACATAAATTAAAAAAGACCCCATATAGAGGTCTAATTATACTGTACTACCTAGAATATATCAACTAAATTAGTTTATCAAGTCTTAAATGAGCTATGAAGTAACCAACGACAATAGCACCGCCTACCATCATCCATCGCCATTTTTCTATTGAGTTAATTTTTTCACTAATTACTTTATGCTGCTCAGAGCTATCCACCGCTCTTTCGTCTAACTTAGCAATTAATTTTTCATGTTTAGTTTCAATATCATTACGTAAGTCATCCCTTAAATCGCTAATACGGTGATGTAAGGTTGCGTAATTACTATCAATTTTAGTCTCAAGCTTTACAACATTAGATGTAATATTTTCAACTTGATTTTCTAATATTGAAACTCTTGTTTCGGTTTCGATATCTGTTTTTGCCATTAAGTCAGCCATTTGTTAAATAATTTTGGGTTTCTTGCGTCTAATTACTTTAGGCTGTTTGTTTCTAGGTACACCCATTGTTTCAGGGGTGAATCCAGCTATACCAGGGGTACCGGCATTGTTAGCAGGAATGTCTTCTAAAAATTGTCTAAATGTAAAAGTCTGTTTGTTATTTATAAACTCTTCAATAACGTAGATCTCTTCAGTTAAGTCAGTTTTTATTTTATCTAGATATAACGACTCTAGATTAATTAATTCAGTTTTTGTATCTGCGTGTTCCTTAATTAATGCTAATGCTGCTGCAAAGGACACTAGCTTTTTATTCTCAAGAGGTACTTTTTCTATAATACGTTTAATTCGAAATACCATTCTATGAAGAATGGAATAAGCATCTCGGTCTGCTACCGTATGCAAATCTTTCATTTTCTTTAATTCTTTACCTTTTGCATCAATAATTCCGCGCTGGAATGCTTCCGTTTCTTCAAACGGAGTGGTAAGCATCCGTAGAATACGATACGCGATAATTGAATCTACAAAACGGCCCATTAAAGTTTTCCTAGTGCATCAGCTACGTTTTCATCCATGGGTATTTCAAAGCCTTGGATAAGGGTATTATTTAGTGGTATCGGACCTATAGGCATATAATTTAAAAAGACTAAAAACGTTTTAAGCTGCGACCAATACTTACTCTCTATTTTAAAAAAGAGCATCTTAGTTGCAGCCTCTGAGCCAAATATATTGTAGATTACAACCAAATGGTTAATTATTAAACGTTCTTTTAAATCTCTACCAGCTACATATTTTCTAAATAGCCTCTTAAGATACCTAAATTTTTTAAGGTCATCATAAAATTCTGTCATGCCTTTGCATGCAGGATTATCATAATGTTTAATTGCATATAATGTAAAGTTTTGTTCAGTCAATTCAAACATATTCTAGGTTATTGAAGCAGTGCCTCCGGTTACAAACCATTTACTGTTTGTATATAACAGGGTCGCAGTGTCTCCTACATTATTAAAAATTACATTACCGCTATTTGCGATGTTGGATGATATGTAATATGTACCCCCGGAATTGGTAATCATAACAATAAATTTAAGTTGACTGTTTGTACCGGCAGGAATCGTTAATAATCCGCCGGTAGCATCAGCACTTAAATGTGTTATTTGTTTTTTTAGATCTATCGCACCAGGAGAAGAAAGTAATTGAACTGTGGTATCTAAATTAATATTACCTAAAAATGCCACGTTAGCAGCATTTGCAAATAAAGTACCAGTAGTAACTTTTTTACTAGTGTTAGACTGTACAACATATAACAAATCGGACACCCCAATCGAGGTGGCCGATGTTAACTCACTTATCTTACTATCTGCCATTTATTAGTCCGGGAATGTAACATCTTCATCATCTTGAGTAATACCGTTCTTAGACAAAGCTACAAGAACTTCAGATTTCTCTCTTGGGTTACCGAAAGCATCTGTATAGGTAATAACCGATACCCAACCTGAATGAGAAGCATTGCTTGCTGAGCCCCCAGTGGTAAAGCTAATGGTACCTAAAGCATTAATAGTTGGTTGTGATAAACCAGTAGTAGCGATTACAAAAGATGTATTAGCTGTTACAGCAATTGTATTTGCTGCTGGTGCATAACCTGCACCTCTGTCTGTCACTGTAATTGCTGTAAGAACATTACTAGTAAAGGTTAAAGTAGCTGTAGCATTTCTTGTAGGTTGTGTTGAACCAGTAGTAGTAAATACCCCAGTTGTATTAGCTGTAATTGCAGTTGCATTAGCTAATCTTTGATAGCCTGCGCCAACGTTAGCAATTGCAACCGTATCAACAGCAACCGTAACCATTTCAGTTGAATCTACACCAAAAACTGTCTCGATAGAAACAATGTTACTCTGTCTATCGACAGGAGCTATATTGCTAGAAAATTCATATTTTGGACCTTGCTGAACAAATACTTTCTTTGTAGTACCAGCTGTTCGTGGTATTGTAGTCAATGAAAGAGCAGTATTAGAAGTAATATCAGCTACCTGATACTTACCTGAAACTCCTGAAATAGTTAGATAATCTCCAGCATTAAGATTAGCTAAAAAGTACGTTGATGCACCAACTAGGTTGGTATTTGCAATGTAATGCGTAACAGTACCTGCAATTGTGGTATTGTCTGATAGACCCCATGCGGACATTTATGTCTCCTTATTATTCTGAATCTTTTTTACCTTTGGCACCCATGTTCTCTACCTTACGCATAGTACCGTGTTGAATGTACTTGCGACGGATTCCTGACTCCTTGTCAGTCACCACGTATTCAGCATGAAGTTTGCCATCCTTTGTTATATATTTAGGCTCAGAGACTTTGTGACCCGCTGCTGCATGAGCATTAATTTTAGATTGAATATCGCTTCTTGTAACTTGCTCAACAAATAAAGCTGTATCTTGCTTATTAAAAGCATAGTTAGCTAAATCGATAGCAGCTTCTTCACCGACGATATCTTTAGCAGCGGTAAGATAGTCACCAAAAGTATAAGATTCTTGAATTTCGATATCTAGTGGTTTTAAAACAGTTACTTCATCTGCGTCGTCTAAAAAATCAATACTTTCTTTTTGTGTTGCTTTGATACCACTCATACGCAAACCAGCACCTTTTATACCTTTTGCATCTTTTTTAGCAAAGATTTCATTTGGATTTTTTGAAGCCGGTTCACCACTCATCTTTTGAAATTTCTTTTGAATGTAAGAACCCACGGTTGACTTTTTAAGTTCATCTAGTTCTTCAGCCTCTTCTTTAACGCGCATGGCCGTTACTGTACCACCCTTAGAGGTCTTCATATCACCCGTGCTGCCATAGGAAAAGCTTTTACGGTCCATCTCTCCAGCTTTTCTCAACCCTTTTACAGCAGTTGCTGTTGCATCTCGGTGAGCTTTTGCTTCAGGTGCCGAGGAATCTTTGGGGAATCTTTTCATATCTGCACCCGGGCTAGTTGAATGAAATACGTTTACTTTTTCATCTACCTGCTCTTCTTCTTCCTTCATAGGCTTTTCTTTTTTCATACCACGAAGCTTTTTAAAATCATCAGCTGTGATTTCATCCTTTTCAGGCTCATGAACATCAATTCTTTGCTGATTAGGGTGTACAATTTTAGCCTCTTCTACAGAGCCACTATTCATAACTTTTTTAATTGCGTCTTGCAGGTCTTGGGAGACAAATTTGCTATTAGTAAACATTTAATATTCCTTTATAATTTTGAAACTGGGGTAGATGACCAGAATTTACAACTCCAATAATTAGCTTTCCATTTTGGACCTGGATTATCACAATTGTGTCTAGCTCTATAACTTCTACGGCGTGCAGGGTCATCTCGTTTAATTGACATATTGGGGTCGCCAAAATTTACTTTGACAATATTACCTTTGTCATTTTTAACATAAACAGATCTCTTCTTCGGTCCACCCGGGGTTAGAAAAGGCTTGTTTAGGTTTACTCTAGGTTTGCCATCTTGTTCTAAGATAACTTCCTCAGAGGTATCACCCCAGTCTTCATATTGCTCTTCGCCTGTAGAAGCAAAAACTTCTTCTACAGTACTATCATTACATTGGCCACAACATGCATGGTCTTCTTTAAATTGTCTAAGTGTTTTCATTTAAAAGATTTAATAGTTTCTTCTGCTCTATTTAGGCACCAGAATTTGGCTTTCCAATCGTTCTGTTGCATACCTGGTAAGTTTTCCCATTTATCTTTGTACCAAATTAACTTTTGTACAAAATGAATCCAATCAGTTATTAATATTTTTTCTTCTAGCTTAAGCTTAGCTTCTAAAGCTTGTTCGTAACTTGGATAATCATTTTCAAAATGAATAACCTCGAGGGATGTTTCCCCATGGTAATACTCTAAAGCAAAATCTAAACCCCATTTAGGGGTTAATCTAATATATTTATCTAACTGCGGAAACTGACTTTTATACTTTATTAATTGTTCTCTCGCTTCCCCCACAAAGGATCTACGATGGAGTAACAAGCTGTGATCCAGTTTGAATAAAGAGTCATCGCATCTAATCCATTCTGTCTGATCGCATGTGTGATTAAGTAAGGTATTAATTGAAACATTGTTTTCCCTATAATACTCTTGCTCTAGATATGATAGCTCAAAACCATCATTATCAAAATACCTTATATATTGTTCTGTAAATACATCATTGCTTACTCTATTTTCTAGCTGTAGAGTAGGATCAAATGTTGCATTTGTTACAGTAAACATTATGTCAAATCAGCGTCATCTATTGGACCATTAGTTAACCATACCTTACAGGATCTTGATCCTGCGCATTTAAAGTGAAGTAGGTTGCAATAGCCTAGATCTGATTTTTCAATCGTTGCCATCGCGTCAATATCATGCTCCCCTTTAATACCAGCAGAAATACACTTACGCATCTTATCCGATATATCAAATGCAGCGCAATTCTCGCACTTCATAGTCTTTGCTGTATCTACTTTAATACCCCAGATATCAGCTGACTTCTGCCAGTAATCTTCTGGCTCTGCTGGGTTAGCTGGACCGTAGTTATATTCGTCAATAGCATGTTGTCTATTAACAATATTTACATGAATATCTTGAGTAGCTACCGGGCATGTCTCCTCTAGTAGCTCTTGTCTCATTAATATAAACTTTTTCACTTACCACCTCTATATCGAGCTAATCGGGCTTGTTCTATAGATCTAATCTTAGGCATCATCTTTGTAACAATTGCAGACTGCATATTTTTCATTTGAGAAACTTGCTGCTCAATTCTACTTTTCTCTGCAGCCGATAAGTTAGATTTATCTCTACCTCTAAGTATACGCTTATATACAGCGCGACGAGCAGCTGATATAGCACGTTTCTTTAACGTCTCTGGTGAAGAAGCTCTACGCAACTTTAAACCCCTTGCCATATTTCTTTTACTCTTACCGCGCATAAATGCTTGACGTTTCTTAAGTCTAGATTGCGCTGATAATGCTTCCTCTAAATCGTCTTCTTCAACCAACTCGGTGGAATCATAAAGGTCAACAATATCTTCCCATGTTGTACCTTCCACCATATCGTCTATATCTTCATCCTTAATACTGTCTAAAGGCTCTAATTTTTCTTGAATATAGTTTTTAAAGTTGAGTACCATACTCTCTTGTTGTTGAGCAGCCCAAACATTATCAACCATGTTAGGGTACTTACGCCCGGCAGCTGCTGCGCGTGCTTTAGCTTTAGCTTTCCATGCAGGTGAAAGTTTTTCTTTAGGTTCGTCAGCTCGTTCTTTTGCTAAGTCCCAAAACTCTTTACTTTCTTTCATATCTTCAATTTCTTTTTGCTTCTGTTGTGCAATCTTTTTGTAATGCTCAGGGTCTGGTAGACCACGTTTCTTTCTTAATTCTTGATGCTGGCGATACATTTTTTCTTGAGCTGTTTCTGCTGGCATTTTAAACGCCTCTTCTACCTCGCCAAAGTCTGCTGCCGGAACATGAACGCCAGGTAGATCTGAAATAGTAGCATCATCATGACCATGCATTTTAGCCATATCTGCGACGTGATTAGTCATGTATGGTTGATGTTCGTCTAGAACCCCTAGCGCCTGTAGTGCCTCATGAGCTCTAGACATATGATACGAAAAGTCATGTAAAGCAGGCCCCGGTAATCTCATATTTTGATCGAAGTGTTCTTTAGCATGCTTTTTTACTCCTAGATAGGAGTCAGTAGCTTCCATAGCTGTCTTTAACAGCTCGTGCTGTCTGTATGGCCAGTTATCTAAATTCATTTGGTTATCGCCTTTAACATCCATGCATGTTTTTCATGCGCCTGAATTCTGTCTTGTATATAATTTGAAACACCAAACTGAGTTTCTTTTTCTGCATCATTATAGGTACGATATAAAGTAGCTAGTAACTTGTCATTCTCGACTCTTAAATTTACTAGCATTGTTCTTGCATCTGGTATAACGTCAGTCTCTTCAATAGTAGTCAGACTTTGAAAACGCGTAAGTGTACCGGGTGCATAAGAATCGGTAGATCTAATTAACTCTGCGATAGCATCAACCGATGTTTGAACGTCTGTATAAAGTTCTTGTGTGAAGTCATGATACTGCGCAAAATCAGCACCTTCAATATTCCAGTGATAAAATTGTGCTTTTAATGCAAATGTAAAGGCATCTGCAAGAGTTGTTTTTAACGATTCCGATAGCATTATATTCCCAAATAGTATTTAAACTGCATTTTTTTTCTGGTATCAGAAGGAAGAACTGGCATTATCTCAGGAGCTGGAACGCCTCCTTTAGAAGTTGGAGCTTGCTGGTGACCGGCTGGTTCTCCAATCATCTCACCATCCCTTACCTTTTGAATCATACCTTTAAACAACTCATAAGCATTTGGGCACATTTCTAAATTTTTAGTTTGTATGCCATCGAATTCTAATTGAGATATTTCTTCATTCAACTGTTTCAGCTGAAATGCATTCATCAATAAGACTGGTAGTCTGCTTTCTCTCATTTCTTTTCTCTTTACAGGTTGTTTATTTACTTTTTCACCTGGGGTCATATCTCTCATCTTATTAGCACCTTTGGTCTCGCCCCACTGATATTCAGAAACTTTAAGATGTGGATCAAACACTTCTTTAATATTCATACTCTTACGTAAATCATGATATAATGCTTCCTTATGTTCCGGCTTCATACCCTTAGGTAAACCAGAATGAAAAGCTTTTTTATTACCTGCAGTTGCATGTTCCCGCATCTTAGTACCTGAGATGCCTTCTGAACCCGCAGCGTCTGGATCCCTCTCACCTGATGAATGAACCGTTATAGATTTAAATTTATAAGCACCGTGTTTTTGTGGCTCACCTGTATTATACTTATGTAATAATTTATGGTACTCATCTACTCTATCTGAACCTGCAACTACGTGTAAATGCTTTACACCGGATTTATACATTTCAGCAGCATGATGTAAAATAGTTGGTTTTTCTTTTGTAGCAACACTAATATTTGTACCTGGAAATGCATGTTTAGCATGCTTTAACTTACTTTCCGGTGATAATGGGTTACTATCGTTACCTGTAGTATGCGAAAGCACTACCTTATGAATAGCATTATGCGCTTTGGCAACATCATGAACCTTATTAATAACTTTCTCATGACCTGCTGTAGGTGGGTTCATACGCCCATAGGCTAGAACTCCATGTTTTTCTCCTGCAGCTTCTTGTATGTGTTTTTTAAAGGTCATTGTAAACTTAATAATAGTAGTTAATTATTTATCTTTGTTTTTACCTTGTGTCATATTGATTCGCCAATGCGCCAATTGCTTCTCTCTAGGTGATGCTGAGTCAGAAGATCTAACCTTCTTTAATTGTGTAACAGATTTACCCTTAAGACCGTGTCTTGCCATGTCGCCCTTATCCTGTGGGTTACGACCGTCTTGGAAATTCTCTCTGACTTCTTTAAATGTTCTCATTCAATTTCGCTCTAATCTCGTCAATTTGAATTTGTTGGGCTTTAATTGCTTCTATTAGAATAGCAATGATACCATTATACTGAACTGTTTTTGATCCATCTGGGGAAGTACCAATTAGCATTGGTAAAACAGATTCAACATGCTGTGCAATCAAACCAATGGAGTCAACATCATTGTTTTTCCACTTAAACCAATAACCATCAAGTAACTTAACAATATCCAGAGCATTGGTAACGTGTACTAAATCTTTCTTTAAGTTAATATCAGATTGGGAGTAAAAGAAAGGTGATGTAACGTTACCGGTGGCATTAATTTCTGCAGCGCTTACAGTACCAGTAAACGTTGGTGATGCATTAAATACTAAACTACCAGTACCAGTTTCATCAGAGATAATACCCCGTAATTCTGATGAGGTAGTAGAACCAAATACACTTAACTTATCAGTAAGATTAGCTTTTAATGCTAAATTACCAGTAACTGCAGAAAAGACTCTTGCATTAGTATAGTATAGATTTGTTGAACCCTCGTTAATAGTATCTGTGTTACCTTGTGAAAAACTTAAAATACCTGTTATATTACTGTAACTGAGAGTACACCCTGAAGTTGATATAGCTTGCCGAGCTCTTGCGTCTGTAAAATATAAGCTATTTAACTCTATAACATTAGCAGTAGTTAGATCAACAACATTTGCTTTTAACGTAAGGTTGCCCGTAACTGCAGAGTACACTCTAGCATTGGTAAAATATAAATTAGTAACTTCTGCAACATTTGCTGTAGTTAAACTTGTTGTGTTAGCTTTATTACTGAGTTGAGTTATAACGGTAGCAGCAAAGTTGTTATCACTATTTAATGCTAAGGCAATCTCATTAAGAGTATCAAGTGTAGCTGGTGCAGAGTTAATTAAGTTAGCTACAGCAGTTGAGACATCAGAAGCTTTTGCTAAAACAATACCCCCGGCTGTAGTGCCATCATGAGCTCTTACAGTTTTTAAATCAGTATCAAAGGTCAGCTCAGCTGATGCACCTGTGAATGATGAATGTTGTGCGGTAGTACCGCGTCTAATTTGTACCTGGGTTGCCATTAGATAATACTCCCGTAATCATTGCTTGTTGTAATCGCCCCATCGATTAAACCGTAATCAATAGTAGACGCTACCGAAATTGTCCCGCTGGTTATATCAATACCAGCTCCTGCTGTAAATGCAGATCTTGCTCTTGTATTATTAAAGTAGAGATTACTAACTCCCTCCACTATTGTATCTGTATTACCCTGAGTAAAACTAATTATACCTGTACTATTATTATAGTTAATAGAACCTGATGCAGTTATTGCAAGTCTAGCTCTTGCATTAGTAAAGTATAAGTTGTCACGTTCGGTAACATTAGCAGTGTCTAAAGAACCTGCCGCTACTACTGCTGCAGCTACCTGAGCATTAGATACTGTACCTGTAGCACCACCGACAGATGTTACTCCCCCGGTTACTGTAATTACACCAGTTGCATTATCATACGTTCCGCTACCGGCAACGCTTAATAAACTTCTAATATTACTATCTGTTAATGATAATGAAAGCTTAGCGCCTGCAATAGTATTACTTCCAGTACCTCCATGTACTATAGCTATCACTTCATCTGTTTGAAATTCTGCTAATCCGATAGCTGCATTAGATGCATCATATACTGTTCTTACAGGTGTTTTTAACGTTATCATCTTATTTAAAAATAGAATAAAGCTCTAGCAGATTGTATAATGGATGAACCATTACTAAAAGTAAAGTTTGTAAATACATAATCGTCTGGGTTTGCGCCAAAGGTAAAGTTAGTAGCTACTGTATTTAGGCCTAATTGTTTTGTGTAAAATGGCACCACTGTAGCAACTGCACCAGTATTACCAACTAATGCTATTTGTTTGTCAGAACCATCCACTGTAACTTTTGAGTTAACAGGTAAGATTGCACCTTGAGAAGATATAGTAATTGTACCTGTACCATCAGAGGATATTAAAGCACCACCAAGATCAATAGTATTATTAGCTAGAAATAATGTACCCCATCTTAAATTAGCAGTACCTAAATTATACACACTATCAGTATCAGGTATAATAGCACTTGATACTGCGAGTAAATTTGATCCACCGCCGCCTGCGGTATTAGCAGTATTGAAAGCTGCAATTGCTGCTAGGTAGGCAGTATTAGCTGTACTATAAGCAACGTTAGCAGTACTGTACGCAACGTTAGCAGTATTATACGCAGGGGTTATAAGAGATTGGGTACGGGCATTTGTAAAATATAAATTACCACCCTCAGCAACATTTGTTGTTGTTAAGACTACATCCCCTGTTAAACCATTAACAGAATCGACCGCACCACCACTACCCCCTGAAGAGGTTCTAAATTCTATCTTAGCATTAGCAGCGTTATATGCAAGTACCTTACCATCTCCGATTGCACTTGTATCTACATCATCTAATTTAAGTAAATTAACCTCACCACCACCAGGCCCTGCCATGGATATTTTAGATATCCAACCTTCTAAGAACTTAATCTTTTTACGTATATCATCCAGACTTTTCATTAGCGGTACATCTGGCTGTTGATATGAGTCCTCTTCAATCTTAGACTCTTTAGTAATATGTTCTGATGCTAATTTAATTAGAGAGTTAGTTTCCTCTTCTTCTACAGTAGGCTCTTCCACTACCTCTTCCACTACCTCTTCAACTGGCAACGATGCCATTAATTCATCTAAGGTTGGAGGTTTAGGAAACTCTTTCGGCTCTTCTGGAAAGTATTGTTGTTTAACTTCAACAGTTGTTTTTATAGTATCAACTTCATCCTTCAACTGCTTAAGCTGCGCAATCAAATTACCAAACTCCTCACCCATAGGAGTTACGGTATCCATAATCTTTTTATGCTCTTCTAACTCCTTCACCAATGCAGGATCAGGCGTCTGTCCTAATGACAGAGCCATATTTACCAAAAACTGCTTTTCCTTAAGATTTTTCATTGACTTTCAGATACCTTAACACAGTTGGGTACTATTCTGTTACCCTTCTTTTTCATGCCTTGTTGAGTCCAACCATCCCAACATTTCTCTCTTAAATCTTTAAATGTTTTCATACATCTATATGATATGAGCCTGATAGATCAAAATGCGCATCCCCTGCAACAGCCCAGTACGCGTTAACGTTAGCAGCTGGTACACCACCGGGAGTATTAAACTTCCAAGCTAAATCCGACGTGCTACCCGAATAGAATAATTTCAAAGTGGTATTACTATAATCTAAGTCTAAATGTCCAGAAAT